AAAATTTGTTTTTAAAAGTGTTCCCATTTCATTTTGTAATATAAGTTCTAAACTATTTTTAAATTCTGCCAACAATGAATCAAATTTAAATGCATCAACCCCTACAACTTCATAGGATTCTCTTTTATTTGCTTTTTCTATTTTATTTACTATAAAATCAACATTACTTTTTATCATATCATATTCAGGCTTATAAAATTGTTTATTTAATTGTTGTTGTCTTAATATAAACGGATTAATCATTATATATATATATATATTGGTTCAATAAATTAATTTTATCTAAGTTATTTTAATTTTATAATATATTTCTTTTTAATTTTTCTTGTTTTTCCTCCTTTTAATCCTTTATAAACCATTTCTCCTGCTTTAGATACTATACCTCCTACTCCTGGTATTTTAGAAGTTGCTTTTATTAATCCTTCTGTTGCATAATCCCAAAATCCTTTATTTTCTTCTTCTTCTTTTCTTAATTGTTCTTCTGCTAATCTATCTTCTTCATCAAATCTTTTCTTATAAATTGATTCATTATTTTTATTAATCATTTCATTCCATTCTCCTCTTTTTTTAGGAGTTAAATTTTTAACCATTTTCATATATGATTTACCTTCATTTGATTTTTTCCATTCTTGTTGCTCTAATTTCTTTTTTCTATTTTCATTTTGTGTTTCTAATGTATCTAAATCAGAGCGTCTGCCTCCTTTTCTTCTTCCTGTTCCAGTTTGCATTTTTAATTTTCTTTTATTTTCATTAAAAGCACTATTTACAAATGGTTTAATAATAGGATATAATATATTTTTACCAATCCATTTAGAAGTATCATTTAAAACTCCTCCTCCTAAATGTTTTGGTGGGAATTGGTCTTTAGGTTTTTCTGTATTATTAGAAGTCCATTCTGTTCCTATTAAAGGATATTGTTTTAATCCACAACCAGTTCTTAATACTTCCCTTTGTTTATATGGTTTTAATATTCCCTTTCCCATTTTTTCACTTTCACATTCAATCCCAATTTCACAGGAATTACAACAAGATTGTAATTTTTTACCTTTACCTGATTTAATTATATTATCATCTGATCCATATGGTTGAATACTTTGTAAAGTTTTTTTATTATACATCATTGCTTTATCTGCTATATCCATATAATCTTTTTTCATTTTTTGTTGATAACTTATACTCGATGTTAAATGATTAATATTAGGTTGTCTAATAAACATAAATCTTACTATATATAATTATACTAAGATTAAAAAACAATTAATAAATGGCTTCATATACATTCATAGTAATTTGTAATGTACTTTCCTCGGTAGTATTCAACGACTTAATAGCAACACTAACTCCTGGGACAGTTTGCCCAACAACATAATCACCGGGACCCGTAATTCCTACAGTTGCAACTGCTAAAGGACTAATAGAATATTGATTAGTATTTTGAAAATAAGCAGCAATTGTAGTAGCAGGAACATTTGCAGAAATACCAATAGGAGTAATACCAGCCTGATTAAATACTGTATATGTATTAGCAGTTAAAGCACCTGTAGTAAATTGAAATACATGTTTAATTTTAAGATTTAAATCTTTGATACTCATATTATATTATTTAGTTTATATAAAAATTAAGTCTATATTTTAATATCTGGCTAATCTACGACCAGCACTACGACCTGCCCCACTTTCCCAATTTTCCATTGAACTATCATGAGCAAGATTTAAATGGGGTCTATGCTTACCTCCATGTCTATGATGATGTCTATGTTTATGAGTTTTAATTTTATTCATATGTGATTTACCTCCATACATTCTTTCTTTTTCTTGGCTACTTTCTATAATATCTTGTTCAGGAGTATTTTTAACAGCATTTGCGACCATTTCTTGAGTAAGAACTCCAATATTATAAGTTGATGTACCATTAAGAATAGAATACATACCAGAATATAAGAAAGATACAACCGCTTCAAATTGTAATGGGGCTCCTGCATTCACATCATTTTCAAAAGGTGTTATATTATTAAATACTTGTACATTGGTAATTTGAAAGTTCGTATTAACCAAAGTTGAACTTGCTAATGAGAAAGACCTTAATTCTATGTCTTTACCAAATTCTAAGACCACATATGAACCTATAGTAGAAACAAGAATACCAGTTTGACCATAAAATGTTTGTCCAAAACCATTATAACCTTTCCAACTTTGTTTATATTGGTCATAACTAAAATCAAATGTTTGTGTCATATCATTTGTTGCTTCAAGACCAGAAGAAGAACCTAAAGTAATAGAAAATGATTGAATAGGACAATAACAATCTGCATATTGTGGTTTAGCAAGCGATCTTACTGATCTTACATTCAAATAGACAGCATCAGGTATTATATTTAATTGAATACTGCTAAAACCAGCAAGACCATAAGTCGTCATATTTGCAGGTTGTACATATTCAATATTATTAGTAGGATTGGCATAAGAATTTGCATAAGTAAAATTAGCGGGAGCAGTTAAAGGGAAAATATATGTATTAAATTCATAATATGGTAACACATTGAGAGGTGAAGAAATCATATCTTCATGGACTTCATATTGATTAAATAATATTCTATTATTAGTAATAGATATAGGTTTAACAGTAATAGACCAAGGATTAGCAGATGACCAAACTTTATTCCATAATCCTGACCCAAAATTAAGATCCATCTTAATACAGTTAAGCCCTTTCATGGCTTTATCAACCGATTTACCAACCACAAGTGGGCTATTAAAAATAGGATATGTGGCACTCAATTGAATATATACTGTCTGAGTTTGATTTATTCCAGTAGATGGAACAGGAGGAGTAACAGTAGTTATTAAAGAACCAGGTTGTGCAGGAGCAACAGTTGAAATTACAACAGGAAAAGCACCGTTAGGACAATCTTTTCTATTATCAAAATTAGAAAAAGAACCAAGAGGAGAATTTACAGCACCAATACTATCTTGATAAGAACGCCAATAACTATCTTGCATAGATGGACATTTATCATATCCTCTTAAACTTTCTTCACAAGAGCGTAAAATCTGAGGTAGATCATTGAACATATTAACACTTTTGGCATTATTGCACAAATCTAATACAGAAGTTTGAAGCGCCCAATAGAGGGCATATGCTCTAAAAGAATCAGTCAATCCATATTGGAGAGGCATTTTCCCTATGGTTACGTTTGTAATTTCTAGAGCAATAACTAAGTCGCATTGATAATACATTTTATTTGAAATTAAAGTGCTGTTGTTACCTACGTTGTATGTAAAATTTACAGATGAGACTGATACGTTGCTTTGTGATGTTTGCTGTTGTGTTAAAATTTGTGCTGGTCCACGCTCAATTGCATAAGTTATAGTACTATCTAATTCAATTTTATTATCCCTAACAAGAACTGTTTTAAATTCCTTAGACATTTAAATTATATAAATATTGATTAGATAATAATATTTATACTTTTATATTAAAAATCAGTTATAATACTTTTATATTATACTCCAAGTTCTTTGGCTCTAAATAATATTTTTATACTACTAGATGCTCCACTATCAATATATAAAGGAAATACATTACCTGATTTATTGCTTTTCCAATAAAAAGATAAATCTAATGTATCTATAGCACCTGATGCCGTCATATCTAATAATCTATATACTTGTGGAGTATATTGTACGCTTCCCCCTGTTCTGTACTCGTTGCCGCCAGAATCTAATGTTACCATAAAGTCAGTTACCATATATATATCTAAATTAGATGATAAAGCAGTCATACTTTCTACCCCTGCTTCATTTGCAACTATTGGGGGAGTTTGTAAAGATTTAGTAATAGGTATAGAGGAAGTAGTACAGATTAAACTATCAAAAGGTGTCCATAATCCAGCAACACTATATTCATTAAACATAACTATATAATTTACACTACTAGTATTTAATAAATTTGAACTATTATTATTTTTTATAACAAAAGTATTAGAAATTCCATAAGGTTTATTATATCCATATTCTAAAGTTTGAAAACTATTCATTAAATAATATAATTGACTATTCATACTTAATAAAATTGGATTTGATAGGCTTACTTGGTCATATTGTAATATGTCCGCATTTAATTGCATAAGTCCTGATGTTGTATCTATTTCCATATATATATTAGGAGATGAACCAATAAGAGAACCTCCCGCAGTTTCAACAGCAGATTTTAAACCATTCCAACAATTAACTAAAGCAGTATTTAACATATCTACAAATGCTTGAAAACTATTCAAATAATAATATTCATTATCAAGAGTATATAAACTAAAAGGGGGAACTGGTGGTGATACCATCATATTTTCAGGAACAAAAATAACATATTGTTGATAAGATATAGTATTACCACTTACTTTATAACTCATAGTAAAACTATATGTTAATAAATTAGGATCTGTATTATTTACGATTTGTACATCTGGTATCATTAAAGGAATTTCAATTGTAGATAAATTAAATCTAACAATAGTCATATAATATTTAGATGGATCACGTAAATATGAACTTAATCTTTTTTCTTGAAAATAACATTGAAGAGGACTAGAACTATTATTTTTAATAAAAGCATCATAATAAATGTGGCTACCACTTCCAGAAAAAGAACCATTTTGACTTGATAAATTCATAATTTATATTATATTATTAATTAAGATAATAAAAACAATCATTTTAATAATAATAAATAAATATATAAAATATAAAAAAAATATATAGATTATATATATAAATGAGTGATTATAGTTTTATAGAAATTACAGACAAAATGAGAGAAGAAGCAAAAGAAATTAAAGTAAAAGGCAGTAATGATATTATTTTTGATAATCCACAATACAAAATTGTTAAACATAATATTAATTTAGAATTTGATGAAGATGATGAAGGAAACACAATATTATTAATAAAACAATCAAGAAGAGCAAAAGAGATAGAAAGTATAATTTATAATCTTGATATGGTTGTAGATGTTGTAAAAAGAAAAACATTAAACTATTTACAAAAAAGAGAAAGAAAAGCAGATGAAACAATTAAATTTATTTGGACTAATGCCATAAATGATTTTATAAAAAATACAGTTGAAGATAAAAAAGAAGATAGTTATTTACAAGTTTTAATCGGTAATCAAAGATTAACAATATATGATTTTTATGAATTACCAAAGAATACTAAGACTTAGATTATTTGCTGAATATGGATTTGATTTATCATAATTCATTGCTTCATGGGATTTATGAAATACATTTCTTTTCATATTAGAATATCCTTTTTCTTTAATTCCTCTATCTTCCAATATATACCAAATAATATAATCATTGTTAATAGATGAACCAAAATTAATTAGTTTGTTGTCATCATTTCTAATTGATAGTTTTTTATTTTTAGTATTACTAAATTGTAAAGTTTTATAATTTAGATTATATTTTTTTGCTCTATCATAGGCAATTGCTAAATATAAATAAGGATTAATATCTAATTTAGTTAATCTTTTAATAAAAGACATTATATATATTCATATAGATAAAAATTAAATCTTGATTAAGTGGGCGAAAAAATATAAATTATATATTTTTTATATATAATTGTTAAAATATATAACTAAAATATACATTTATATATAGATTATATATAAAATATCTAAAATATAGGGGATATATAGCATAAAAAATATTTTTTATGCTATATATTAGTTAAAAAACATACAATTTATATATATATTCATATATTTTTTATATTTTTAATGAATAATATATAAAAAATATATAGTTTATATATTTTCGCCCCCTTAATCAAGATAAATTTATTAATATTTAGTTTGAAATATAATATATTATTCATATATATATAATGTCTTTAAGAACAACTTTATTAATTAATAATTTATCATTTCAAGTAAATCAATTACAGAAGCAGGTTAATGAATTAGTTTTATCTGGCCCTGTTCAAAATCCAGTTCAAGCTAATATTGATGTCAATGGATATGAATTAAATAATGTTGGAACTATAATTTGTAATGATATTCAATTGAATGAGGGAGAAATTACTGGAGTAGGTAATATAATATCTGGAGGAAATCTTACTTGTGCTGATATCGGATGTCAGAATATAGATGCAAATGGATATAATATTACTTGTAATACTTTAAATTATACTACTTTAAATCCACAACCTACATTTGATTTATCAGGAGGCGGAAATTTAGAATTGAATAACTTAATTGTAGATGAGTATTTAAATTTAAATAATACTACTACTGGTGATTATTCATCTCAATTACATTTTAATATGCCTAATAGTAAAAGTGTTCAAATGGTTGGAGGAGGTAGCACTTTTAATATGGATGTTTATAATAGTTCAGGTCATCAATCAAGATTTTTAACTTATAATGTTTCTAATGATATTTTAAATATTGGTTGTAATAATAATACATTAAACCCAATTCCATTAATAACATTACAAAATGTTAATGAAAGTAGTATTAGTTTATATTCAAATTCTATATCTGTTGGTGATTCGACAGGGCAACCAATAATATCAACTTATGGAACATCACAAAGCACTTCATATACTGGATATATTTTTGATAGTATATTTAATCCTGTTAATTATAGAGTTAATGTCGGTATAATTAGAAATGGTCAATTTAGTACTGTTAATTTAACTACTGCTCCTTATCAATCATATATATTATATTTTACTCTTCCAGAATATAGACAAACTATCACAACATTAGAATTAAATTTATCTACTTTACAAATGAGCGTAAATAATTTAGGACAATCATCATTAACTTTTAATTTATATATATCTGATAAAATGAATAGTTCTTTTAATGCTGGAAATCAAAATTTATATACTTGGAATGCTGGAACATCTGGAAATTCTAATTTAAATTTAACCAATATCTATTTTAGATATATTATTCCTACTACAATGACAGGTAATTCTATATATTTAAATATTAGTGGAGGAAATAGCGGAGATTATCAATTTAGTAATTTAGTTATAAGTGGTTTTTTAACTGCGTCTTGTGAAAGAATATGTTCTCAATTAGTAGGATATAATAATTCATAATTTTATATAAACTAAATATATAAAATGATTGATGCAGGTATAATTTATTTATCTACAAGTTTAGGAACTGGTTTATTAGTTTTATTTGGTCTTTGTGTTAGATATAGTTTTTATAGTAAATGTGTTAGGGTTAAATGTTGTTGTATAGAGTTAGAACGAGATGTTAATGATGAATATAGAGGTAATCCAGAAAAACAATTTAAAGATAATGAAAATAAAAATAATGATACTATTATTAATATTTAGGTTATTTTTTGTAATTTTTCATTGAGATATAATAATTCTTCTTTTAATTTAATATATTCTTCTCTTAATTTTTCTGTTTCTTCTTTTGATAAGTTTTGAGTTTTAATAATTTGCAATTTTCTATCTATTAAACCTCTAATACTTGACATTTTTTTAATTAATTCTAATTTGGATTCTTTTGGTTTATTACCTTCAATTAATGCTAATAATGTTTTACTATCTATTTTATTTAATCCATAATATCCAATCTTTTTTAATTTAAAACATTCAGGCATAGAACCAATTCTAAAACCTTTTGGAACTGGTCCTAATTTACAATATGGTTTAGGATTATTTATTTTTTCTAATTTCTTTTTTTGTGAATCTGTTAATAATTCTAATAATTTACTTTTTTTAGGAAGATATTTTTTTTTAACAATATAATCCATAATATTTGTTTTATGCATTGCTTTTAAATTTGTTAAAGTTTTTTTAGGAATATCTTTATTAACTAATAATTTTAATAATTGAACCTTATTCAATATATCTAAATTAAAATTCATTATAATTATATATTTATATGATATAATTTTTAATATATTATTCTATATCCGATAAAATCATATTTCCATACTTTTATTTTCTAAATCTTTTAATATTTGTTTATTCATATATATATTTATATTATATTTTATTTATTATGCTACATTTGTATAAGCAAATTTAGATACATTTATAGTTCCTATTATTGCATATGCTGAAGCATTAATGACAGAATTTGTTGATATATTATTACCATAAAATACTAAACTTTCATTTGTTAAACCTGTATTATTTACCGCATAACCACTTGTAGGAACTCCTAATAAACTAAAGAAATTATTAAATATTGATACTACTAAATTTGAATTTTGAGGAGCAGATATTAAGATACCACAACACGCTCCATTTTGAGGAGAATAATTTGTTTTACCAATGCTATTACTATATATAAAAGCACATTGACCAATAGAAAAAGGAGTTGTAAATCCTTGAGTTTTACCAATAAAAAATATAGCATTTGGGACACGACTTGAACTATCAGAAATAAAAACATTTTGGGCTATTGCTTCTGATATAATATTTTGAGTATATATAACATTACCATTACCAACATTATCAATATAATTATTAGTTAAATATAAACCACAATTTGTAGTATTTCCAATAAAAGAAATTAAAGGAGTTGTTGATGATGTATCTGAATTAAGTATAAAACAATTTGTTATATAAGATCTATAGTCATTTAATGGCGACATATTTAATAAAGTA